CTCACAGTTGACGTTGACTATTCTGCTTGGGAACGACCAGAACTGTTTAACAAGATTCAGAAGGCAGGAGACATTGCCGAGGAGGAGATGAGAAATGTATTCAATCTTGGTATTGGATTTTGTTTGGTGGTGCCACAAGAGGTAGTAAAATCAACTCAGAGTTTGATTGCTGACACTCCATTTGGTATGAGATCATGGGTTATCGGGAAAGTAACATGACTAGCATCATTAATTATGCTACTGCCTTTTGGTCAGTGGTGGTTATGAATTGTATTCAACCTGTGAACTGGGAAGCATGTCTACCAGTGCATGAATGGTTGTTACCAGAAGTCGTGATAGGAATTGAATACTTTCTTGACAAAGATATGAAGTTTCTATATAATGACGAGAGAGAACTTTTAAACAGACTCAAATGAAGATTTTTCTGGATACCGCAAACACAGAACTGATTCGTAAATATAATGATACTGGATTGATTGATGGCATCACTACTAACCCTACTCTGATTATGAAGAGTGGTCGGAAACCTGATGATGTTTATCAAGAAATCAAGGACATGGGTATCCGAGATATCAGCATGGAAGTAATGGGTAATGCTGATGAGATGATTGCAGAAGGTCGTCGTTTGTTTGAAACATTTGGATTTCCTTGCACCGTCAAGGTTCCTATGACTCGTGAAGGTCTTAAAGCTTGTAGCGAGTTATCATACAATAACATCCGTGTTAACGTCACTCTGATCTTCTCTGCTGCTCAAGCAATCCTTGCAGCACGAGCAGGTGCATATTATGTTTCACCTTTCGTAGGACGATTGGATGATCAATCAGTAGCAGGTCTGGAGGTGGTACGTTCTATTGCTGAACTGTATCGTATCCAAGGTGCTCCTACTCAAGTACTATCGGCATCTATTCGTAGTGTGCAACGTGCTGTCCGTTCATGGTATAATGGTGCTAGTGTAGTAACTATGCCACCTTCTATATTTGAACAGATGCATGATCATATCCTTACCGATATGGGAATGGCAATCTTTGAAAATGATTGGAAAGGAGTGCAACAATGAAGTTCATTGTATATTCAAAACCAGGATGCCCATATTGTGATAAGATTGTTCAGGTTCTCACACTAACTGAACAAAAGTTTGTAGAATATAAACTTGGAAGAGACTTCACCCCTGATGAATTCTATAATGAATTCGGACATGGTACATCATTTCCCCAAATTCTAGCGGACCAAAAGAAAATTGGAGGATCTAGTGAAACAATCAAGTTCCTCAGGGAAGAAAAACTTCTCTGACTTATCAATAAATAAAGGTGTAGAATTACTATTGGGGGGTAGACCTAAACCTCAAAAAGGCAACTATATAAAGTTTGCCAAGATGGTCTCCCTTTTTGGAAGAGAGATTCATTTTAAATTTGAGGTATCTTTACTTATTAGAAAAATATCTCTTGGAGAAGGTTTATGACTGCTGCAACTATAACTCTGTTTTTTCTTGTTTCAGTTCAATTTCTGCTTATTGGTGGTTTGATTGGACTCATTGCAAGAGAAATATTCCAAAGGCAGGCACTCCCGTACATTCATCCTGAAATGTTGGATGAATATGGTAATGTATTACCAGATGAAATTTTAGCTGTAAGATTTGAAAATGACTACGAAACCCAAGACCACGACGAGGAAGACGACGACTAAGAAAGCGTCTACTCCTAGACAGAAGGCAGTTCCAGCAACACTGGAACTGCCACCTAATCCTTTTACCTTTGAAGTTTTTGCTCTGGTAAATAAGCAGAAGACAAAAGCAAAGAGAATAGAAGTTCTTAGAAAGTATGAGCATGACTCTCTGAAGGCATTGTTCATTTGGAACTTTGACGAGAGTGTGATTTCTTTGCTCCCTCCTGGTGAAGTTCCATACTCTAGTATGAGAGATGAACAAATCAGTACTGGAACTCTGAGTACCAAGATTGCTCAAGCAGTTGGTACTATGGAATATTATCAGAGTGACTCTATGGGACTTGGTGATATGAAGAAAGGTAGAACCACTATCCGAAAGGAATTTACTAGGTTCTATAATTTCTGTAAGGGTGGTAACGACCAACTTAAGTCTCTTCGCAGAGAGACCATGTTTATTCAGATGCTTGAGGGTCTACATCCACTTGACGCAGAGATCTTGTGCCTTGTAAAGGATAAGAAACTGGAAGAGAAGTATAAGATTACTAAAGAACTTGTTTCAGAAGCATATCCAGACATCACATGGGGAGGTCGCAGTTGAGTAAAATAAGAATCCTACAAGAGGATTGTGATATTAAATTAGCAGACGACAAGTCACTTCCTAATACTTGCTTCGTTGTAGAATACTACAAGGATGATGTTAAGAAGTATGATCTAGTCATATCTGCTAAGAAGGTAGATATCTTTGATCATTATTGGGACAAGTATAACACTGGTTTTATTACAATGTATCAGTCTGCCGGTACTGCTAATCCTAAACTGTGGAATGCTCCTGGTAGTGAACCAAAGGAAAAGAAAAAGAAATGAGCGACAAGAAATTAAGTGTTGACATTAACTTTGATGGTATTGAGCAAGTTAAAAAGAAGTACAAGAAAATTAAAAAGTACATGAAGTCCAATCTATATCAGATTAAGGTTATAGATGGCACGGAGAACGTAGTCTCCAACCTGATAAAAGAAAACGATAATGCAGAACTACTTGACTAAATAGTGTATGAGGTCTATAATAGACCTGTCGTTCATCTCCTAATTTTGACTTAATTAGGACTCAATTAGGAGACGCAAGTAAGTCGCGGAACGGAGCCGTTCATCCCATGCTAGAACTATTATTCTATACAACACTTACCTGCACTCAAACTGATGCTATCATGCAAAAGATTGAGGCAAACCAAAACCTTAGCAATATAGTTAAGGTTGAGTTAGTAGAAACCCTTAAGGATTCTGCGCCAGAATGTGAGTGGTATTGGGACGCAAACGACTAAAGGAACGGACCTAAAAATCCAACTACTTTAGGAGTAACAACATGAACACCCTTCAAATGGTAAAGAAGCAGATCAACAAAGCATCTGCACTTCACGACGCACAGATTACCCACACTACATATCGTGGTGTTGAGTATTCTACTCGTTGTGTAGAAAGCAAAGAGTCGCACGGTACATTCTGCTATCGTGGTCGTACTTATACTAAGTGATTCATTAACTTACATTGCAGGGAGGAGTCAAATCCTCCCTTTTTTTGTCTTTAAGTAACGAATTAACAAATGTTAGTGAATTAACACAAACTATCCTAAATAATACAGAATTAAAAAATTTCCTATGATCTGAAAATCTTTTCTATATCAATGATGTAAACTCTTAAGGGTTAAACTATGCACAATGTCATGTCAAGTAACCAATTAGCTGAATGGAGGAATATTGGACAAAGTTTAAATTTATACAATGATGAAATGGATTTGACAAACGACTACTTTGATTGTTTGATTGAATGTGATGATTCTCAATCTGTATGTAAACGAATATGTAAGAGACTATTGAGTTAATATGAGAAGCGTGTCTTGACAGACACGCTTTTTTTGTGTAGAATGTATGGATACTATAATTGAGTTTATGGACAAAGAAAAACTAAAACTCATTGTACGTAATCTAAAATCTCTGGTTGATGCTTTGGAGTCTGAAGTTTACTCTGACGTTCAAGCATATACATATGAAAGAAATACTACACTTGTAGGTGACTACGATGAGATTTTTGAAGACGATGATGGTTATCCCGACTGAACTATGAGAGCACAACTAGTAAGCGTTACTCCTGACGCAGAAAAAACTATGGCGTATATCGCTAGAGTATCCAATCCCAGCAATCAGGAGAATGATAAGTACGCTGGTCTTTTACGTTACTGTATCAAGCATAACCACTGGTCTGTGTTTGAGCAATCTACAATGACTTTGGAGATTTCTACAACCAGGGCAATAGCGGCTCAAATACTAAGGCACCGTAGTTTCACATATCAAGAATTTTCTCAACGTTATGCAGACTCTTCTCTGCTTGGTGATAAGATTCCTTTGCCTGAACTCCGCCGTCAGGATACAAAGAATCGTCAGAACTCAATTGATGATCTTGATCCTTTTCTAATTCAGAATATGGAACTGCAAATGCAGACTCTATTTGATTCCTCCATGGCATTGTATCAACAGATGCTTGATCGTGGTGTGGCAAAGGAATGTGCAAGAAATGTACTTCCACTCTGTGTACCCACAAAACTCTACATGACGGGATCATGCAGGTCATGGATTCATTATATCACTCTGAGGACTGCTAATGGAACCCAGAAAGAACATATGCAGGTAGCAGAGGATGCTAAGAAAGTATTCATGGAACAGTTCCCTACTGTTTCCGAAGCCCTTGAGTGGGTATAATAAATAATTGATTGAGATTTGTAACTATGGCAACATATCCAGTAGTCCATAAAGAGACTGGTGAACAAAAAGAAGTCGTAATGAGTGTCACTGAATGGTCTCAGTGGTGTGATGATAATCCTGAGTGGCATAGAGACTGGAGTGATCCATCTACCTGCCCTGCTTCAGGTGAAGTCGGTGAATGGAAAGATAAACTTCGTAAGAAGAATCCTGGATGGAATGATGTTCTATCCAAGGTCAAATCAGTACCAGGTTCTAACATCAAGAAGATATAAGTATGCCAGCTAAAAAGAGAAAAGGCGGTTCCAGCGTTGGAGTCGGCAGTATGAGTTCAAGACAACTGAAGAGAAAGAAACCAATCAATTCTGATTTAATGGTTGACATCAAACCATTAACAGATAACCAAGAAAAGTTCTTTGAGGCATATAATGCAGGCAAAAATATGTTTGCTTATGGCGCAGCAGGTACAGGTAAAACTTTTGTCGCACTCTACCTTGCACTTAAAGACGTATTAGATCAATTCACACCTTATGAAAAGGTGTATGTGGTTCGTTCTCTTGTTTCTACTCGCGAGATTGGATTTCTTCCTGGAGACCATGAAGATAAGGCAGCACTATACCAAATTCCTTATAAGAATATGGTAAAGTATATGTTTGAGATGCAGGATGAGAATGAATTTGAGATGCTGTATGGAGCACTCAAAGCACAGGAGACTATTCGATTCTGGTCTACATCATTCATTCGTGGAACGACCATGGATAACTGCATCATCATCGTTGACGAGATGCAGAACTTGAATTTTCATGAACTTGATAGTATAATAACCAGAGTTGGTGAAAACTGTAAGATTGTTTTCTGTGGAGACGCAGCACAGTCTGACTTAGTGAAGACCAACGAGCGGAATGGAATCCTTGATTTCATGAAGATCATCCAAGCAATGACTGATGACTTTACTTGTGTAGAGTACGACGTTAATGATATTGTTAGATCTGGATTTGTTCGTAACTACATCATGACTAAAATTGCACTCGGTATTTAATGTTTGTCCATCTAGATAATTTAAAAGGTGAAACTGATTTAGAAGCAACCATGATTGATGGGACTCGTTTTTACGAAGTTCCATCAGGAAAGATGTATCCATCTATCACTTCCGTCACTAGTTTCTATAACCGTGAAGTCTTCGTTAAATGGCGCAAGCGTGTCGGTAATGAAGTAGCAAATAAAGTTCTTAGGGAGTCTACATTTCGTGGAACAAAGTTCCATGATGCTGTAGAACAATACATTAAGAATGTTCCTATCAAGGACATTGATATGCTTCCCTCTACGAAGTTTCTTCTACTCTCAGCGAAGGAGAACTTGGATCGTATAAATAACATACATGTTATAGAACAGTCACTATATAGTGACTATCTTGGTCTCGCAGGACGAGTAGACTGCATCGCAGAGTACGATGGAGAACTTGCAGTCATCGACTTTAAGACCTCGGCCAAGATTAAACCCGAGGAATGGATTGAAAATTATTTCGTGCAAGAGACTGCTTACGCTTGCATGTATTTTGAAATGACTGGTATCTCAGTCAAGAAAATTGTTACTATTATGGTTGCTGAAAATGGAGAATGCAAAGTCTATGAAAAAACAAACAAGGGTCACTATATTAAACTTCTCACAGAGTACATCAATAAGTTCGTCGATTACAAAACAGGAGAATATGGAGAACCAAGTTGATGAGATTATCAAAGAGAAGTTCTTATGTCCAGCAAAATTTGCACAGGAAGTTGAGAATCTAGTCAAGACTTACAAATTCAATTACATCGATGCTATCCTTACATTTTGTGAAGAGAATAAGATTGAGATGGAATCTGTTGGTAAACTGATTTCAAAACCACTGAAAGAAAAACTTAAATGTGATGCTACTCAACTTAACTTCCTGAAAAAAACTACAAGAGCAAAACTTCCACTATGATTTCCCGTGATGATCTAATTCATTTGAAAATTCAAGCAGCAATGCGAGAACACAACATTCCTGAATCTGATTTAAAATATATTGGAGAAGGCGAAGGAACACACTGGTATAGAGTCAATGGTAAACATTCTGTACCGGTTTATATGATTGAAGAATTTGAGCAAGTTAATGATGACACCGATTGATGTATACAAAACATACCTAGCATTCAAGAATCATTTTACAAAGCAGAGTTATAGTTATTTTAAATACTCTGGTAAATCTAAAGCATCCGTTCAAGCATATAACAATCGTAAAGATCGTTACTTCTTTGAGCGGATGTCTCGTAAGAAGGATGATGATGAAATTAAACAATATTTCCTAGCAAACTTTGTTGAATGTGATGACCCTGATCGGTTATGGATTGGTGAGATCATCTCTACTGGTGAGGATAACTATAAGTCTTGGATGAAAAGGTCACAGACTTTAACTTATATGTTCAAGACAGAAGTAGAAGTCTTCGTCAACAAAGAAAACTTTCAACAACTGTTTACTATCAAAGGACAGTCACACCCTGAGGTATTGAAAAAATATCTACAGGGTGCTTTGTCTATTGAGACTATGGTAATCTTAGATATCATTCTAGGATACGTGAAGAACTTCGATAAGAAGTTAGAAGACCCAGTGTGGGAAACCGTCAGTCTCAAGATAAAGAAATATAAACCATTCCTAAATATTGATGTTGAGAAATACAAGTCAATTCTTAAAGAGCAAGTCGTATGAGATTTTTTGACTCAGATCAAGTCCGTGGCACAGTCATGGAACTTGAGCAACTACAGCAAGAACTCACTGTTGATCTAATGCATCTTGTAGAGTATAGTGTCGAAGAAAGAAGAGAACACTTGGGGCGACTTAAGACATTTCTTGAGAAGCAAAAACTGTTCTTCTTTCGTGTCTCACTGTCTGATGATCCCGATGCCTTACTAATTAAGGAGAAGGTGATTGAAGCAGCAAAGATGTTCGGTTACTCTGATGCAGATGGCATGGATAAGTTCTTTGAGCAACTTGATAATACAATCAAAAACCTAGAAAACACACTTGACACGTAAGGGCATCTGTCCTATAATAATCGTGTCGTTATCCAACGCATCCAAACACATCCTAATTATCCAATCAATCCTATGTCTTTCGCAAATCTTAAAAAGCAATCACGCACTGGTTCCCTTACCGACAAACTGATTAAGTCTGTCGAGAAACTCAACGAAAAAGGTAACGGTGCAGACGAGCGTATCTGGAAACCATCAGTTGATAAGACTGGTAATGGTTACGCTGTCATTCGTTTCCTTCCCGAAGCAGAAGGTAATGAACTGCCTTGGGCACGAGTCTATACTCACGCATTCCAAGGTCCAGGTGGATGGTTTATTGAAAATTCTCTGACTACTTTGGGTCAGAAGTGCCCCATCTCTGAGTATAAC